GGTTTTTACTGGTACGGAAGTCGTAAAACAATTTATGTTCCTGAACTTGAGAATGTTGAAATAGTAAAGGTATATCTATATATTGGCCAGTTTAAAAATTCAAATAAATTCATTAATAATTTATCTATTCGTGGACTAAATTTGACTAAAAATAATGTTGCTGTGTGGCTAGATGTGCCGAATAAATATGCGTTAGGCTCTAAAATATCTATAGATAGTTATTATGGAACTATTAACATCAATGGAGTGGCATCTGCAACAGAAAAGGTGAATGGGGCTAAGTTTTTAGTTATACCTCCTGGAGAAAGTGATATAATTTTAACTCCTTCAAGCTGGGTAACTACAGCTCCAGACGTAGAGCTATCATGGGAGGAAAATATACTTTGATAATTAATGTTTTAAACAAAGATTTAATACCAGTAACTTTTATTGATAATGATGTGCCGGGATTGCCAAGTTATTACAAAGATACATTGGTTGAATACCTAGGTCTAGGAACTTCGTCCTTTGAATTCACAATATTAAAAACTAAAAACAATACCATTCAGGATTACTCTCGTTTTTTTAATCGTGAGACAAGTTTTTCTTTTGAAAAGGGCGGGAAACAATATGCTGTTTTCCCTGCTGGTTCAGACGGTTTCTACGAAACAGACACAGAAATAACATATAAATGTTTATCTCTAGATCGTGAACTGTCTTTAGAGTATGTTGACAAACTTGACAATACATCATCTCATAGCCTACAGTGGTACATTGATTATTTTGGACTAATCTTAAATAGTCAAATAGAAATTGGGCAAAACGATGTTTCTGACTATACAAGAGTTATCAAATATGACTCTCAAGACACGAAGTTAAATCGCTTGATATCTTTAATTAATAATTTTGATGGAGAGTTTGAGTTCGTTACAAAGCTTTCAGATAACGGAGCTGTCGATAAAATTATTTTAAATATTGTCAAAAAACGTGATGATTTGGAGAAAAATGGAATTGGTTCAACCAGAGAAGATGTAGAACTTGTATATGGTAAAAACGTTAAAGGTATTGAGCGGACTTACAACTTTGAGTTCTTTAATGCATCTAAGGTTACTGGGAAAGATGGGATTAATTGGAATTCAAGTGAGTTTTCTTATGTCAATTCAGATGGAGTGGAGGAGTTTTATAAAAGAAAAAACGAAGATACTGCATTTGCACCACTATCCGCTCAAAAATATCCTGCTCACCTTAGAAAAGACTCCTCAGATATATGGCTTAGAAAAAATTTTGAAACAGAATATACGACTCCTGCTCAAATGTGGGGCTATATTGTCCAACAATTTAAGTCGTATGCCTATCCTCAAGTCACCTATAAAGTAAAAACAAATAGCAGCTTAGTATCAAATACTTTCGACGGTAAACTTCCTATTCAAATTGGGGATACTATAACCATTGAAGATGATAACTTTTCTAATGATCAGGGCGATTTTGGATTAATCTTAAGAGCGAGAGCAACTCAAATCAAATCTTCTGAGAGCAATCCTGAATCAAACGAAATAACATTTGAAAATTTCGTTGAATTACAAAATGAACTGTCAGATGACCTAATGGCACAAGTTAATCAGTTGGTCGATGCAGCTACTCCATTTCGAGCAGAACTTAGCACAACTAACGGCACACAGTTCAAAAATGGCACTGGTTCAACAACTTTATCAGCTCATATTTTCAAAGGTTCTGCAACAACTGAAACAATCGCAGACAGTTACGAGTGGTCGAAAGATGGAACGGTTGTCGCTCCAACTCAGACTATCACAGTTGATGCAAGCGGAGTTGCGAATAAGGCAGTTTATAGTTTTAAAGCAACGGTTGCGGGTAAAGTAGTCGCTAGTCAATCGGTGACTATCACTAATGTGGATGATGGAACTAGTCCTATTAATCTAGTTATTGAATCATCTAATGGCTATCAATTTAAAAATAATATCATTAATACAACTTTCACTGCGAAACTTTATCAAAATAATAAAGAAATTGATAGTGATGGAACAAAATTTGCTTATATATGGTCTAAAACTAACTCTGACGGAACAGTAGATACCGCTTGGAATCTTGCTCATCAAACAAGTCAGAAATCAATCACAATCACAAATAGTGATATTTGGCAGAGAGCTACATTTGATTGCACTGCAGAACCACTTAATTAAATAGGAGGAATAAAATATGTCAATTGTCTCAAGTGGACAAATCACAATCACAGATTTATCAGATGGGATGCAACTCAATGCTTTCATCACAGCGAGTGGTGTAACTACTCAAACTTATGATGCAACAGCTCAAACATGGGCACCAAGTTATGCGACTACGCCACAAGTTTTAACACTCAACCTTACTAAAGCAGGGAGTACAAGTTCTGTTATTAGTGGAATTTCAGGAAATATTACTTGGACACGTACTGATGGAACAACAACAAATACTATTACATCAACTACTAATAGTGATGCTCAACATGTGAGTGGAAGTGCACATAGTGTGTTGACAACAAAAGTCAATGTCCCAATTGCTAACTCAGCATCACGATTCACCGCTTCTGGATTATGGATTGACCCTAATACAGGTTTAAATGTTCCGTTCTCAGCTGTTTTAGATTTAACTGTTGTACAACTTGCTAAATCGGCTGTTCTTGCAAATGTTTATGCTGGAAATGGTGGAGCGTTCTATAATTCTAAGCCTGCAAGCTTAACAGTTAACGCTGATTTATATAAAGGTGGGACTTTATCACAGGGAAGCAAAGAGATATTCTTCGGTTATGCGGATAGTACAGTAACCACAACTGGTTCAGCTGGCTATAACTCAAACCTTGGATTAGGTTGGCACTTATGTACTTCATCTACAACTGGTCAAACGCCCAATGTAGCAGCTGGTACAAATACAACTTCTCAAGGGATACTAACAGTTCTACCAACAGCAGTTACAAATGCTCAAACTTTCAAGGCAGTTATCATTGACCGAGCAGGTGGTACAGCAGGAACTGCAGTTAGCGGTATCGTTACTCTTCTTGATTATACAGACCCATTAACTTGTACGATTGATAGTACGGCAGGTAGCATATTTAAAAACGGTTCTGGTACAACAACGCTTACTTGCCGAGTATTTCAATCAGGTGCTGAAATTGATACGGGTGGAAAAACCTATACTTATAAATGGTCTCAACGTAACCAAAATGGCGTATTAAATGCTAATTTTGGCGGTACAGGTAATCAATATAAAACTGGTAAAACAATTAGTGTTGTAGCTAATGACATCAATGTCAAAGCTCAATATACATGTGAGGTGAATCAATAATGAAAAGTACATTTTATGCAAATATTGAACTTGGTGGAGAAATTACACAAGTTAGCTTTGAAGCAACAAGCTCAAGTGATGTTATTGAACAAATCTGGCGGACTTACGGTATTTCCACTCCAATTATTGAAATTTGGGCGAAGGTAACTGATGACAATAATAGCAAGCAATAGTATAACCTTAAGTAATGTTTTAGATGGTACAGGAATTGCTAATGTGACTAATTTTTATTTAGCAAGTAATCAATCGACAGGCATTAAAAAACCCGCAGAGATAGTGAACCTCATCCGAAATGGGGCATATCCAACCAATACTAATTATTGGTCTGGGGCGATGATTGTGTCACAACATGGCTTTTACTACAACGGACAAAAAAAACTCTTTTTGTTGGCGACTACTGGACCTTCAGAAATAACAGCATCATCCTATCGCTTTGAGGTAAAGCGGAACACAAACTACTCACTATCTTTTTATGCACTTGCTGGAGGCAACGTAAAAAGCTCTGACGTTTTTTTTCTTGGACGAAAATCAAATGAAACCAATGATTTTACATCTGCTAATCTAATCATTGGAAAGCGTAGATTTTCGGGTTCAAAAGCCGAGTATGTCACCATTACATTTAACTCTGGTGATAATGATAATGGCTATATTCGTTTCGACAATAATGGTTCGAGCGATGGAATTAATGCAGTGTTATTTTTTGGTGAGGTTATGCTAGTTGAGGGGAGAGAGCCGAAACCGTGGGTAGCAGCTATTGAAGATAGTGGCTGGACAAGGATACCTCAACAAACAACCTATGCTAATCGTTTTTTATGGAACTACCGCATTGAGCTTTATAGTGATGGAGTAACTAAATCAATAGAGCCTACAGTTATTGGTGTCTATGGCGAAAAAGGTGACCCAGGTAAAGTTGTTTCCAATACTGAACCAACAACACGCTTCAAAGGTTTGACTTGGAAGTATATAGGCACCTCTGACCTTACAGCGAGTGATGGAACAGTTATCCATCCTAACACTGAGTACTACTACAATGGCACTCACTGGATGATTAACTATTTTAGTGTCAATAACTTCGAATCTGAATCGATAACATCAGATAAAATTAATGGTAAGAATTTAACAATTACAGATGGGGAATTCATAAGCAAAACATCTAATGGTCCAGTTACAACCTCTACAGAAATTAAAGATAATCATATTGCAATTTCAAAGACGGATGGAACTGTAAACACAAAAAATGATTTGGCAGTTGACACCGAACAGGGCTTTGCAATGAAGTTCACGAACAATACTACTGGGTTAACTAGAGAAGCTTCAGTTAACTTTCAAGGAGTTTCAACTAGTGATTCAAATGGAAACTATGCTCAACTTACGCCTCAAGGCACGAAGTTATCAACTGACGTTCCTTGGACTGATATCACTCGAGCGAGTGGAGTAGGAACATCCGGAACCTTACGTGCAAGAATAAATAATGGTGTTTTTTATGCACAGTCGAAAGACGTCACAATCCCTTCAATAGCACCCAATAGTCTTATAACAATTGGTACTATGTCCAGTAAATTTAGTGGTGTTTCTGGATTTGATACGTTAGGGTTACTATATTCGCCAGGTCAACTTAGCGTTGCTAGTGTTACAGTCGGTAATGATGGGAAAATAAACATTGGTAATCCCAATCCAACGACCATGAGTGGCAAGGTAATTCAGTTTTCAATAAATATTCCATTAGGATAAAGAATAGAAAGTAGGGGTTATGGAACTAGAACAACTTGTGGAACAGCACGAGGACAAACTCAAGCGGCACGATAAAGAATTATCTCGACTTAATGATATGTCGTTAGAAATTCAAAAACAAATGAATGATGGTCTGACTCGTGTAGATGAATCCAATCGCTTTTTAAGAGAACAGAATACTCGACAATCTGAACAGAATGCTCAAATACTACAAGCAGTTATCAAAGGTAATGAAAGCTCAGACGAACATCAGTTTCAGTTGAAATTACTTGATAAAACAAACTTTTGGAAGTTGACGATTGGAATCGGCGGTTCTGCAGCAGCAATTTTTGCAGCATTAACTGAAATAATCAAAGTATTTTTTAAATAAAGGAGAAAGAACATGAAAACAATTGATAAAGGAACACTTACACGTACAATCTTACTTGTATTAGCGTTAGCTAACCAACTTTTAACAGCTTCAGGACACTCTGTAATTCCAATAGATGATGCCACAGTAACAAATATCATCTCAACTGGTTTCACCGTAGCAACTGCACTCGCTTCATGGTGGAAGAATAATGACTTCACTCATGCAGCTAAAAAAGGAACTGAACTTACTAAAAGTTTGAAAAATGGTGATAGCGTTCAAGTGGTTAAAGCTTCTGACGCTGACCATGAATTCACAGAAGGAGGCGAATAATGTCAAGTATTGAAAATATGATTGCTTGGATGCAAGCACGAAAGGGTAAGGTAACTTACTCAATGACCTTGCGAATGGGTCCTAGAAGTTATGACTGCAGCTCGTCAGTATTCTTTGCAATGATTGCTGGAGGTTTTCTGTCAGAAGGTTCAATGGGTAATACTGAAACCTTGTTTGGAATGTCAGGAACGAAGCTGAAAGAAATCAGTCGTGGAGAGGTCCAGCGTGGCGATATCTTCATCTCAGGCACTCCAGGAGGTTCGGCTGGTTCAGATGGGCATACTGGTATTTTCCTAAGCAATGGCTCATTCATTCACTGCTCTTATACTCACAATGGAATTGCGGTTGATACGAATGATGCATACATGAGTACTCGCTTGCCACATCACTTTTATCGGATTGTTGGTTCAGGTTCAGCAAATACTGACAGCAAGCCTCAAATGGTTACATTAAATGTTGATGGACAGTTTGGAAATGCGACTGCTAAACGATTACAAGAATACTTTGATACGGCTGGTAAAGACGGAGTAATCAGTCACCAGTATAAACAAACCTTTAACCAAAATATTTATGCGGCACAGTTTGATTCATCACTGACAGGTTCAAACGTGGTAAAAGCATTGCAAAGATTCCTAGGAATTGGCCAAGACGGATTATTTGGTCAAGGAACTATCAAAGCTTTACAGAAGCATCTTGGAACAACGCAAGACGGAACTATCAGCCCAGTTTCTGATTCTGTTAGAGAATTACAACGTCGATTAAATGCGAATAAATTATAAGAATTAACCCCGCTTCGGCGGGTGCTTTTTTTGTTATTTTCTTTTTGGTAAACTATTAGTAAACTTAAAGGAGAGAAAATGGAAGAAGTTAAAAAAATGTATGAAAAGTATGGAATGAAATTTGAAAAACCGAAAAGAAATAGTCCAAAATCTTTTATAGAAAGACAATTTGACAATAAAGAATCTTTTAGTCAATATATTTCTGAAAAAACATATTGTATTAATAAAGAAGAAGGTTCTTTAATATTCCTAACAAAATTAGATAGGAGATATTTTAGTAGTTGTATTTTTAGAAAAGAAGCAGATAGCTTTATAAAAGTTGCACACATAAATAGTACTTATTGGGAAGAATCCCAAACACTAGAGATCACAATTCTAATTGTTAAACCTGATCAACGAGGAGAGGGATTAGGAACATTATTATACAATCATTTTGAACGAGAAGCTTTAAAAGTATTTAAAATTAAAGCTATGATTGGAAGCTTACCATATTGGACTGAAAATGTACAAAGGGAACATTTTTATATAAATTTAGGGTTTAATGTCTACTCTTCTGATGAAAATGGTGAAATTCTAAATCAAATAAAAAGAGAAATGAAATAAGGGGTGTTCATTGTATTTTAGTAGATGTGATATAATGAAAGTTCTTGAACATGGGCGTCAGCAATCTGCTGGCATTTTTTAACAATAATCACTATATATAATAGTAGAAACTCCTTAAAAGGAGTTTTTTAATTACCTTAATTGAGATGTTAATTGTACTAGCTATTATTAGTATTTTGATATTACTATTTGTTCCAAATTTAATTAAAGAAAAATCACAAGTTCAAAAAACTGGAGAAGCGGCAGTTGTCAAAGTAGTAGAAAGTCAAGCTCAACTTTATGAATTAGATCATGATGATGAGAAGCCGAGTCTGTCAGAATTGCTCAGTGCAGGGATGATTACTCAAAAACAAATTTCTGCTTACGATAATTACTATGATCAGAATAAAAATGAAGAACGAAATTTTAATGACTAAAGCATTTACTTTACTAGAGTCTCTTCTAGTTTTGTTGATTATTTCTTTTATCACAACTCTTTTTTCTTTAGAAATAATACAAACAATCCATCTTTTTAAGGGAGAATTGTTTGTTCTTCAATTTGAAAATTTCTATAAAAGGAGTCAAGAAGATGCTGCACTGCTTCAAAAATCTGAAAGTTTAGTTGCTAAAAATCAAGAATTAATCTGTGAAGATAGAAGTATCACAATTCCAAAGGAGGTAGCAGTTAAAGATTTTACAGTTAAATTTGATGATAAGGGAGAGAATTCTAGCTTACAAAAACTCACAATTTCTTTACCTTACGAAAAAAAGTTCATCACTTATCAATTGGAGATAGGCAGTGGAAAATTTAAAAAGAAAATCAGTTAA